CTAAGTGCTTGCCCGCGGGGTATCTCTCGTTTGTTAAGAATGAAGTCCGGCGTCTTTTCCCTAAAGGGTGGGACGCCGGCTACGAGAAAGCAGCCCTGGCGATCGCCCCTCCGTTGACCTCCTGTTGCGAGACAGGTCGGTCGGGGGGGGGAGTTCTGGCCTCGATGTCGTGTGGGCAGGATGGCTTTCTTGATGCCGTCCTTGGTGGCCGAGGCCACCTCTGCCCCAGATATGCGGGGAAACTCATGGTCGTGCAGTCGGCGGGCAAACCCCGCCCTCTTTCGAAGTTCCCGGCGGAGGCGCTGTTTCTTAAGCCCCTCCACAAAACTATCTACGGGAGTCTGTCGAAGAGGGATTGGTTGCTCCGTGGCCCTCCTACAGAGGAGGGCCTTCGACGAGCGGGATTTAGGGAAGGGAAGGGGGTCTTGGTCTCGGGCGACTATAAGTCCGCGACCGACAATTTACCGATAGAAGTTATGGAGCTGGCACTTGAAGTCATGCTTGGGAATGCGATTTTCGTCCCTGGAAACGTCGCTGACCTTGCAAGGCGGGCATGCCGGCCCATTCTTTTCTCGGAGAAGGATTCTCTGGAGGTTACGGTAGGGCAGATGATGGGGTCGCTCCTATCATTCCCGTTCTTATGCCTCCAGAATTACCTGGCGTTCCGTTGGGCTTGCTCGCAGGCCGGAATAAAAGGGAAAGTCCCCGTTCTCATAAACGGGGACGATATTCTTTTCCAGTCCGTAGACGAGGGTTTCCCTCCGAAATGGTTCGTAGTTGTCGGTCAGGTCGGGCTCGAAGTCGAAAAGACTAAGACCTCTGTCAATCATGATTGGGGGACGATAAACTCCACGCTTCTTAGGTGGGGTGCATCGGGCCTCCTTTGTCCTTCTTGGTCGCCTCGGTTGGGGATGTTCCGTCCTGCGGATCATCCGGGAAGCCTCGGTTCGAGTTACTTATCGTTTCTCGACGGGGCACCAACTGAGTACAGGTTCCGAGCCGGTAGGGAGTGGTTTCGGTGGCACCAGGGGGCTCTTCGCTCCGCTGGTGTCGCCCTACCCTCCTTGGGCTTCAGGGGCCTGTTGGCCAAGAGGTTGGCTGTCATTTTTGACCTTCTCCATCTCCCATCGGGGGATCTTCCTTCGTACTTCAAGGTGCACGGTGTCTGCTACCCAACGGACTTTGTCTCGTTGGTAGACACCGACGGCCTATCGGAGGAAGAGCTCCTTCAGGGATCGACGGAGGTTGCGGCGTGGAAGTGGAACACGGGGTTTGTGCCAGAGGATGCCGTTCGCGGCGCCCTCCGATATTGCTTGGACCGCACGGCGGCGAAGCAACGACAATTGGATTACCCCCGAGTTGCCGACTTTTTCGGCGCGTCGGACACGGAGTTTCAGTTCTTCCTGAGGAACCGGTTCCGGGTGAGAGACTTTTCGAGGAGGGAGTTGACGAAGCCTTTTTTGGCGCCTCTTCCCATGTCTTCTGGTCGGCTTATGCCGAAGGCGGTCATTGACGCCTTGTTGCCTGACATGGGAGCCGTACTCCCTCCCTATAGTCTCTACCCCGGCATCTACGATCTTGGGGCGCTGAGTTGTGGGTAGCAGCGCGAACCCGTGTGAGGAACGTCCGCCGTCGTTGGTGGTGCGGACTCGTAAGCGAGGACGGTTTGTGCTCCGTGCAATAGCATTGTGCGGACGAGTAGTTTGTCCTGAAGTTGGAAACTCTTTTCCCTCCACTGTCTGTACTAGCGCCGTGAAGGCGGTCGCGTCAAGCGATTACAGGCGCGGTTGGTGGCCCCCCCCTGGTGGTTGGTACTCCGAGAGACGTGGAAACGCGGCCCGGGACCCATGGATCTAAGGCTTGCTATGATCCGGAAGGCTGTACTCAGGGGGGCAGAGGATTGGCCCAATGAATGGAAAATGAAAGTTGAGCTTCGCATGCCCGATGCGAATAAGGGGCTCCCCGGGAGCTATCTCAAGACGAGACCGAATCGGTGAAAAGAACGTACTGCCGCTGCTAGGCGGTGTGGACGAGAGACGTAAGCCAGTGCCAG